GACCGACGGGGACAAAGGCGTGATCGCAGGGCATGGCCGCTTGGCTGCTGCGCGCAAACTCTCACTGACACAAGTGCCCGTGATTGAGCTGGGCCACCTCACCGCAATTCAAAAGAAAGCCTACATCCTGGCCGACAACCGCATTGCTGCAAACGCTGGCTGGGACGAAGAGTTGCTCAAGCTTGAGATTGCCGAACTCGATGAGGCTGACTTCAATCTGGAGTTGATGGGCTTTGGTGACGAAGAACTCGAGCGTTTGCTCAATGGCGACGGCGACACCACGGGCCTGACCGAAGACGATGCAGTACCCGAATTGCCAGCCGAACCTGTTTCCAAAACAGGTGATGTGTGGGTCTTGGGTCAGCACCGTTTGCTGTGCGGTGACTCCACAGTTCTATCCGATGTGGAGCGCCTTATGAACGGTCAACTCGCCGACATGGCGTTCACTGATCCACCCTACAACGTGGACTACGGCAACAACGCTAAAGACAAGATGCGCGGCAAGGACCGCCGCATCATGAACGATGCGCTCGGTGACGGGTTCTACAAGTTCCTTTATGACGCCTGTGTCAACTTGTTGGTGGTCACCAAAGGTGCCTGCTACGTGTGCATGAGCTCATCCGAGTTGCACACACTGCAAAAGGCCTGGCTTGATGCGGGTGGCAAGTGGTCGACATTTGTGATCTGGGCTAAGAACACTTTTACGCTTGGACGCGCCGACTACCAGCGCCAGTACGAGCCCATCCTCTACGGATGGAAGGACGGCGCTAAACACTTCTGGTGCGGCGACCGCGACCAGTCAGACATTTGGAATTACAACAAGCCTCGCGTGAACGACCTGCACCCGACGATGAAACCGGTGGAGTTAGTAGAGCGTGCCATTAAGAACTCATCGAAGACGCATGACATCGTGATCGACTTGTTTGGCGGCTCTGGCACCACGCTCATTGCCTGCGAAAAAACCAATCGACAGGCACGACTCATGGAGATGGATCCCAAGTATGTGGACGTGATCGTCAAGCGCTGGGAGGACTTCACAGGACAGAAAGCCACCCGTGAATCGGATGGCTCTGCATTTGCAGATCTATCGCCGCAAGGTCAGTCTGATTTGGATGCTGTGGGGAGCGCGCTGGAGGGTGAGACCCTGTAGACCCGCTCACCACCGCTTTCCTTGACGGAGTCGATCGTCAGGCCCAGTTTCTTTTTCAAAGTCCCGGCCATGCATCCACGCACCGTGTGCGCTTGCCATCCTGTGGCCACCACCATTTGAGGGAGGGTTGCACCTTCGGGGCGTTTCATCAGATCGATGAGTACCGACTGTTTGCTGCCTTCGCGTTTGGGTCTGGCCGGTGGCTCAATACCAATGGCCTTCAAGCCTGCAACGGTGATGGCAAAACGGGTAGAGCCCTCTGGTCCTTTGCTGTGGGGGCTGATCAGGCCTTCATTGCCAAGGCTAGTTAGTACCTTGATCAATGCACCACCTTTGAGGTTGGACGGGAAGTCGGTCAGCACATGCTGAGGATGACTGGCTGCAGCGTTGAGAAGCAAGGTTTGGCTGGGTGTGAGTTTCATGTTGACCTCCGGTATCAGTTTGGTTGGGTTGTTTGTTTGGATTGCTGGCCAGCCGTGAATGCGGCTTGCAGGGCTTCTTTGAGGCCCCAGACGCTGACTTCATGAAAGTCCAGGCGGTCGCTGTTGCGTGTTGCCAGCGTGTCGATGTACAGATGCTCTGCGGCGATTTGGTTGAGCAGACGCTCCAGTTGTTTAGCGTCCATCACTTGGATCCCTTCACCTTGTGGATCTGGCGGGCGCGGTCAAAGCCGACCCAATCGCCTTGGGTATCAAGGCCGCGTGAGGCCAACTCCTCGCGGGCCAGCAGGTTTAGGTCAAGTTCCCCACGTGCGGCGGCTGCCAGTACCTTGGTGAGCGCGATCTGGATGAACCCGACCTCGTCGACGGTGAACTGTGTGGTGTAGGTCATTTGCAAAGCTCCTTGGGTTGTTGATGACGTTCCTATGAACGCTCTGAATCCAAGTGAAGCCAAGCTTTATCTGCATCAATTGCGATTAGTTTTTTTGATTGAGTTGCTAACACGCCAATACCGAGCCGATATGCCCCGCAGCGCCCCTACACCATGCCGTCACCCCGCCTGCGCGTTGGTGCTGGACAAACCCGGCTACTGCGAGCAGCACCGCCCCAAGGTGCACCGGGACTACGGGCGTGCCAGGCGTGCCTTTGATACTGAGCTGGGCTTCTACCAGTCCGCGCGCTGGCGTGAGGTACGTGCTGCATTCCTGCGTGAACACCCACTGTGTGTGGCGTGCAAGGCGACGGATCGGGTGGTGGCTGCCAAGGTTGCCGACCACATCAGGCCGCTCAAGGACGGCGGCGAGCGCTTTGACTGGGTCAATCTGCAAGGGCTGTGCGTCTCATGTCACAACCGAAAGACGGCGCGTGAGACCGCAGGTCGGCGCTGACTACCCCCCGGGGGGGCTCAATCTCTACAGACGGCGGCCAAAGATGCGTGCGCCTGCCAAGATTTTTGCGCGTGCAAATTGAAACCTAGGGGGGTTACCCCGAAGGCAGCCTAATGCCGGGCTTCGCCGGTCGGGGCTAAGAGCCGATCAGTTGAGATCGGCGATGAACTTTTCGATATTGATGGCTTTGGATTTCCCCACCGAGCGAATGATGGAGTTGGCGACGTTTTCTTCAACGACGCTGTTCCATTTGGAAAAGCTCTTGTCCGTCACGCTCTTGTCAAACGCAGATCGGACCGCCTCACGCCCAGCTTTCATATCAGCCGCCAGAGCGGACTGAACGAGGCATTTTGCGATGACGTCGGCTTTGCGCACTGGGAGTTTTCCGGTGGGTTTGAAGCCTCCATATTAACGATTACCAACGACTGAACCCAGATGGCCGGACGAAAACCACTCCCCACGGAGATCAAAAAGCTCAGGGGAACCCTGCAAAAGTGCAGGACCAACCCGCATGAGCCACAGCCCCAAGGGGATCTGGTTGCGCCGCCCGAGTACATGTCGGACGGAGCCAAGCAGGCCTGGCGCTATGCCATTGACAGCGCGCCCGAGCATTTGCTGCGCAAACTCGATATGTCGGTGCTGGAGGTTTGGTCATGCGCCGCTGACCTATACCGCAAGGCTCAGATAGGAATCACCAAGACGGGACTGCTGATCAAAGCGCCGAACACCGGTGTGCCGATGCAGTCGCCGTACCTGGCCATCGCGAACAAGCAGGCGCAGATCATGACCAAGGCAGCGGTGGAGATGGGCTTTACGCCAGCGTCGCGTTCGCGCATCACACAGCCCACAGATACGCAGGTTGATCTGGATCCCTGGGCCGATATTGCAGGCTGAAGTCAGCTTGTTGTTGATCAGCGCTGAACCGTTTTTTGTTCCCAAGGCGATGGGGTGGACATTAGTTTGGCCAACTTGGGTTTGTCCACCGGTGGGGCATCTAAAAGCGCCATGAACTTTTGCATTTGTTCCTCGTCCATCGTGAGTCGCACTTGATCCAGGCAGTCCTGAGCCACAGCAGTTGAATTTATATCTGGTGTGCTGGTCATGAAAGTGGCCTTATGAAATAGTGAATTGGATCAAAGAGATTTGATCTCAGTGGTTGCTGACCCAGTTTTCAACATGCAGCCCGGTGTAGTTCACAAAGTCCGCTTCGTTGTTGGTGACCAGTGTCACCCCTAAAGCGACCGCATGGGATGCGATGAGTTTGTCAAGGGCATCGCGGTTGCGATCTTTGTAGGCTGCGCGAATGGGGCCATAGGCCTTGGCAGCTTGTGCATCAAAAGGCGCAACCATGATGTCGTCGAGCAAGCTTTCCAGAGCCAACCGGTTGGATTCCTGTGCCGCAGTGCTTGAGCACGCGATACCAAATTCAAGCTCAGCCAAAGTCACCGCAGAAATCACCACGTCCCCCACAAAGCACTGGGCGAATCGCTCGCGCACCTCAGGCGGCTGGTGCTTCATGAGGTAGATGCAGATGTTGGTGTCGAGCATGTACTTTGGATTCATAAAGCTTCGCGTT